GACCCGCCCTTTGTAATTGGAATTCGTCAGGCATTTTGTCTTGCTTCGAATAGTTGCAACGCTTACAAGCTGCCACAAGATTCTCATCTACATCTTGCCCACCCTTTGCCACAGGTACAAGGTGATCGACTGTGTTCGCGTCTGCTCCGCACCAATAGCATTCCCACAGATCGCGTTGAAGAATGCGTCTGCGTATCTTCTTCCATTGAGCACTATTGGCTTTGCGTGCGCTATGAAGAGCCATTAGTAATATCCCTTCGCTTCATGGAATCGCCATGCGTTACACATAGAACCATATCGCTTCTTGATGTACGCAATGGTGGCGTCTATCTGACGATATGGATCAAGTGTTCGATACCACTCGCTTCTCATCTGTCCAAGACCATGATGTGAGGAATTGACGGCCTTTTCATTCCATCTTGATTCTTTATGGATTATCGATGAAAGACATTGGTATTGCTTATATTCAATGATTCTTGAATGAGCATAGAGTTTGAAGAGATCTTCTTTTGTAGAAGCTTGTGCGGGTTGCACCTGTGTTGATTGCGAGCCTATGAATAGGCATAGAATCCCCACAACCGCCAGTCTCCTTAGCGAGCTACACGGCTTCAGCCGCTCGCTTGCAGAGCTGGACGGTAGCATGAGTGTCAAATCCATTTGATTATCCACAGAATTATGAGCGCGATTCCGGCGTGTTGTCCACAGGGTTTTCCACAGGGTCATGACCGAACTCCTTCCAACACCTTTTGCAATATGTCACATATCCCGTCTTAGAGTAGAAGATTTCAACGGGCTCGAATGTGCCTGATTCACACATCGTGCACTCGGCCATGCCTTCGAATAGTGGATTTGTCATGACTTGTCACCGCCCCAACCTTTGCCCTTGAAGTGGATCGGATTGGCCGTCCACACTCGCTTCATTGGTATCACGCAATTGTCGCAATATGGATTGCGTGGCAGCTCATCGGTCATCGATCTCTCGACGATTGTGACTTGTGTGCACACCGAGCACATGAATTCATATTGAGCCATTATCGGAATTCCTTTTCTACGCGTTCAAGAGCTTCGTGAGTAGGCCAATAGCCCCAACAGACCTCACACCATGCAGAATGAATCTCACCGCATTTGCATTCGCTTGAGACGGTAGTTCCCCAATATTGACATTTAGGGCACACGCCAGAATTGACCATTTGTGAATTGATGTATTGATGAGGACGATTTGGATCTTGGTCATAATTGTCCCAATACCAGTCAAAGTCTTTTTCTTGAGTCATTTTGCTTCGCTCCTTTGCATGATTCCCATGACGCCACAGCCTAGGCATTGCACCAAGACCATGTCATCGCCTAAGAGATATTCGCCCATGACGACGCCGTGATTCTGTATCTTCTTTTCAACGCGGCAGGTGTATCGCAGCTTTTCCATGATCGCTCCTTAGTAGGTTTTCCATAGGGTGAAGGTTGTATTGATCGACCCAGAATGTCGGTTGGTCAGATCGTCGCCATTTCTTGTCTTTGGCCATTGCCACAGGCAACCAACCGCGTATCAAGTAATTTGGAGACTTTCCTGTGCATAGAATCGCGATGTCTTGATTCCGGTCATTGTCGTAGATAATCATCGCGCCCGATTCCCATCGAGTCCATTTGACTTCAAAGTGTGATCCGACATCAGCTGTCTTCTTGAAGTGTGAATCATTAGGGTTGAAGCTTTCAATGCCTAGCCATTTAGCCACAGCGATTTCAGCTCCGATTGACTCGGCCACTTGTGCCACATAATCGAACCAAGAGAGCTTCTTGTCGTACCTTGAGCCATGATCAGGATTGCCCTTGATTTCCGTGATTCGTCGAATTGCACAGGCCAAGGCCGTCCATTCTTCGTCACGCGTGATTGATTGCTTCATCGACATTCGACGCACCACCACATGATCGCGAGTCCGTCTTGCTCGATGTATTTGCCGCCTTTGGTATCCACTAGCTGATCGCACTTGTCACATCGATTGAAAGTCGTGAATTCACCTTCTTCGATTCGCTTGGTGCTGAAGCCATTGCCGTCCGGCCTGATGATTTCGATGTATCCCATGATTTAGCCCCATCGCCCGTCTTGCTTGACTTCGAGCCAAATCGCCTTGCATTGATTGGCCTTGACGCGATCAGGGCAGACATAGCCCTTGTATTGGTCGCCATTGGCCTTTGTGCCTTCTTTGAGGATCATGTGGCCATGCTTACAGATTGGAGCTTCGCCCTGAAGTACGCCACCAAGTTGTGACTCGATGAGCTCGACAGCCTGATTCGCTGTTGTGAAGCCTTCTTCTCGAAGTGGCTGTGACCATGGATCTTCTTCGACCTTATTGACGAAGGCCGCCGGTAGGTTTTCCACCTGCTCCATATTCTGTCGGGTTGGTCGCTTGTCTGATCCAAGCAAGAGTCCGATTGCACGCCCGATTGCTGATGTGACTGTGTCCTCGACGAACCATCGCTTCATGCTAGGGCTGTAAGACTCCACGCGTCCGAATGCGTAGTCAATGGCCGATGGCTTTTCGTCTTCGTATTCCTTGAAGATCTTGCATTCAGCCAAGAGATAGCCGGCTTGTGCATTGAATTCGACGATTCTTGTCTCGACTCGGTTGGTCGGGTGTGTTTCGTGTAGGCGTTGGATTCGAGCTGCTACATCTTCGTAATTGTCTAAGAATCCCACGATTATTCACGACCCTTCGCCTTGGTGATGGCCATGCCGCGACGCATTCCAATCGCTTTGCCTTCTTTGTAGCCATCATCGCGTCCCGCGTAGTATCCGCAGACTAGGGCGAAGATATGAGTCATAAAGAGAATGATTTGAAGAATTGTCATTTATTGCTCCCATTAGAGAGCTACTGTGTTTCGCTCCCTGACTATAAGGTGACGGAAGCGGTTTGGAATGTCAAGATTCCCGCGTAGATTCCGGCGTGTCGTTACCGGCTTTCGGCTTATCTTTAAGCCCATTCGAAGCCAAGACCGATCCAAGTGCTCCGGTCAAGAAGATTGTCAAAGTCGAAAGGAGCTCGATGAATGCTCGATCGTTGGGAGCTTGGTCGCCTAGTGGCTGAGTCACGAAGATCAGCGCGTACAGCATTCCAGCGACAGAGAAGACGAAAGTCAGCGCGAGCGCGACTCCAATGAAGACGATGAGTCTTGCTTTGAGCTGCTCATTACTTAGGCGTCTTTCCTGTCGTGACATCGATCTCTCCAAATATGTCCTCGGTGCAAATTCCTGTGGCTTTGCATTGTGGCGGATTGCATTCAGGCTTTTCCCAATTCTCGAATTCTTGGCATTCATATCGAGTCCACCCTTGGTATTTGGTACAAGACGAGAGCCCTAGCAAAAGACCCGTCGCTAGAGCTCCCGCCAGTACCTTCCGAATCACTTCCCCGTTGATCCGAATGCTGCGTCGTTAGGGTTGAGCCATCGCAAGATCACAGGTGCGACAGCGGCAACGCCGGCCATCGCAAGTGTCTTTGGATCGGTCACGCCCGCCATGTAGAGAGCCAATGCAGCGGCCAAGAATGACCGAGCCCATGAAGCTCCGATTGCTTTTGCGTCTTTCATTTCTTCGCCTTCTTTCCGATGATTGGCTTCTTGCTTGGAATCTCCATGTCGAAGCTGATCTCTGGCATTGCTCCCTTATATGGGACATATTTTGGACGACCGAAGCCGACGACTTCTTTGCCGATGGTGCGCTGTTTGACCATGACCATTCCGCCATTTCGTTGATCGCCTGTGCCTGAAGTGTTGCCTTCGATGGTCGTCACCTTGTCCCCATGTACGCCGACGACAATGCCGATGTGAGAGATACGATTGACGCCGTCATGTGGGAAGTCCATGAATGCCAAATCTCCGACAACCGGAGTCTCATGCCATCTTGAAATGTCTTTGAATACTTGTGCGCCCTTGGCTGTGCCGACGACAGAGTGAACCTTGACTTGAGCTTGAGCGAGCACCCAGTTGCAGAAACTTCCGCACCAAGGAAGACCATTGGCCTTTGTGAATTCGCCATATTTGGTGATGTTGTCCGGTGTCTCGACATAACCGATCTCGGCCTTTGCGATTTCGATTGCGTGAGCCGCTGTGCCTGTTGGATAGCTCATGAGAGAAGAAGTCTCGCTTCGTCTTCCGTGATTCCAAGACGCACCAAGAGAGCCGCCTTTGCAGCTGCTCGATCGGCTTCAGCTGTTGAATCTGCAACCTTTAAGCGTGCAATTTCGTCTTCGATGGCTTTGGCTGTTGGTGCTGTACCTTCGAGCTCATGCCACACTATTGTCGAATAGTCATCGCCTTGGATTGCAAATTGAGAATTTGGTCGAAGGCTAAGAATTGCCCGTGTCAAGTAGTCCATTTATGCACCGATTTCCATGAGAATGATTGATGATGTTCGAGAATTGTCCGATGTCTTGGCTGTGCCGGAACCGGTCGAAGCCTTGATCTGAATCTTGTATGTTGTCGATGATGTTGTCGCAGGTGAATCAAGGTGTGTGATTGTTTGAATGCCTGAGAGCTGATGGTATGCGGTGTATCCGTTTGTAAAGTACCAACCTTCGCCATTTGCGTTGTCGTCAAAGATTTGAGTCGATCCACGAAGAAGGCTCATTCCCATTCCGATTTGATTGACCGATCCTGATGAATACATCTGAGTCGTCGCAGCTACCAAGACGAGCACCTTTGATGATGATGATGAAGGCGTGATTGACGCGCTGATATTGGTGTCTGTAAGTGTTGTGCCTGTAACCGATGTGACGGTTGTTGTCGTAGCTTGTACGACCTGCAAGACCTTTCCAGCTGAGACGGCCGCCCATTTCATTCCGGTCGCTTCCGATGAGTCAGCTGTTAGCACTTGGCCATTTGTGCCGATTGGTAGGCGTGCAGGTGTATCAGCTGCGGTTGCAGCAATGAGATCACCCTTTGCGTCCACGATTGAATTCTGAATGGCATTGGCGTCATCGGGTGTGACCCAAGTGAAGTCCATATCTGTCCCTGAAGCTTTGGACAAGACCTGACCAGTCGTGCCGCCTTCAAGATCTGCCATCGATGTGTCGATACCTTGGCCGAGAGTACGGATCGCAGCTGCGCCGTCTTTGACCAAGTCGGTGTCCGAAGGAATCGTCCACCCGAAGTTCGTTGTCGTTGTGCTCATTTCTTCTCCTTATGCGACGATTATCGCTTCATTCCAGTCAAGTGTATTGGATAGTGTGTTCCAAGTCTCCGAGCCACTCACAGAATTCCACTTCGCAGCTTGTAGCGAATAGGCTGTCGGTGAGACGGTCAAAGTGATTGCAAGGCCGTTGTACGACGCACGCATTGACCAACCTTCGACGAATCCTTGAAACCTTCCGCCAGCGATATTTGATGGAAGATCTGTAATGTCGATGGGAAGTCCCATGAAGACATTGAGCAATGAATCGCGATCGGCGTCGTCGATTTCAGGATTGCCAAGAGGAAAGGTGATGGATCGGAATTGAGCTTCAGGAAAGGCACGGATTCCCAAATAGAAATCGGCTTGATCTGACGCGTCTGCGCCATTCTCCAATGAAGTCTGAATTGATTGGGCTTGGTAGCCATAGGTCGCAATGGACTCGGCGTCACTAGCTGTGACCGAAGAATTGTTTTTATATGTGATCGTCACATTGTTGCGAATGTCGCCAGACTTGAGTGATGTCTTGATACCGGAAGCGAGAGCCGTATTGCCCGAGACGCTTGTGTATCCATCGGTCGAGAGAGTCGTGTTGCGATGAGTCGAGTCCGCATAACAGATCCGACCTTGGCTGTCTTCGTATAGATAGCCAAGACCTGAATTGGCCAATGCAGCGACCAGCGAATACACATCGGTCACACTTGATGATCGAGAATGAAGCTCATAGTTTCCTTCGTCGATTTCGCCAAGACCAGAATTCTCGGCATTCGCCCAAGTCGTCGTCGGGTTATATCCAGCCCAAGTCGTAGCCGCCGGCACTTCATTCCATGTGTTGAAAAGCAAAGGTTCAAGAATTGAAGCAATTTGAACGCCGTCGAGATCCTTGCTCAAGACGCCGTCTGTGAGGCTTTTGGGAAGCTTTGAGAGTGCTCCCAAGGCAATGACCTTAAGATTCTGAATTGTGCCGCCTGTGCCGGCATTGGTGACTTCTAAGTCGATGTCCGTGACATAGCCACCAAAGAGATTGACGAAGTCGCCTGAAGAGTCTTTGACCCTGATTGTGACTTGATCATTGAGAGTGATTGTGACCGGCTGTTCATCGAAGTTGAGAATTGTGAAGGCCGCATATCCGGCGGTCGCCTGTGAGTAAATATCGGTACGACCGGAAGTGATGGCGACATCGGCCAAAGTGACAGATTTGAAGTCAGCGTTGCCATTGACCGTCAATGACCATTCAGGTGTCCAGATTGTCATGACTGAAAGTTCAGAGCTCCCAATGTCCCGCGGCTGAAGCTACGGTTCAAGACATCGACGATGGTGCGGGCTGTGCCTTCAGGATCGATTGCGCCATTGACTGTGAGATTGATTGTTGATCCACCGCCGCCGAGTGCGTTATTTGGCACGATCATTCCGCTTGATGATGGTGTGAAGAGCTCCGCTCCGCGTTCTCCCACAAGGTAAGACTTGCCAGCTGATACCGACCCGCCTTCAGCGCGTGCGCCACCGAATGCGCTGTCGATGAGTCCGCTGATTCCCTTGACAAGAGGATTGTTGCGGACAAGGTTGATCATGGCTTGAATGCCTGTCACGACGCCATTGATGAGTCCGACAAGAGTTGCGAATGCGTCAATGATTCCGCCCAAGACTCCACCAAGTACCTTGAGAGCTGCACCGAGAATCGTTCCCAATGCCGGAGCAAGATTCTTGATGATGAATTGAGCAATGTTTTTGACAAGATTGAAGAATGGCTCAAGCTTCTCGCTGTTGCGTTCGACAGCGTCGGCCACAGATCCAAAGGCTGACTTCAGGCCGTTGATGATTGGTGTGACTGTCTTGATGACCGAAGGAATGAGGACATTGACCAAGAAGTCCCAAAATTGCTTGAAGGCCGGAATGAGTGTGTCTTTTACGAAGACGGCGATATTGTCAAAGGTTGGTTTGAGATCCTTGCCAATGGTGCTCGCAAGTTCTCCAATTTTAGGAATGACATTATTGACAAGACCGCTCACAAGTGGAGTCATTGCGTCGAGTACGAATGAACCGACTGTCTCCTTGCCTTCATCGAATGCCACTTGAAGTCGCTGCATTTTGCCGGCAAAAGTGTCTGCCTGTGCCGCAGCTTGTCCGCCGAATGTAGCTGCCAAGGCCGCTTGAGCTGCGTCGAAATCTTTTGTCTTGATGATGTTTTCATCGAGTGGCACACCGAGCTTCTTGAGAGCTGCAAAATTGCCATCGTGTGCCTTCGATAAGGCTTCCGATACGGCCTGAAGTGATTTGCCCGAACCGGCCGCGACATCGATTGCAAGAGTTTGAAGCTTTTGCGCTTCCGCCACATTCTGAGTCGATCTGAGAAGTCTGTCGAATGATGGACGAAGTTCGTCGTCGGTGATACCTGTGAGAAGTGAAGTCTTTGTGATCTGATCTTCAACCGCTGCGATTTGTGCGTCGGTTGCACCGGTGACATTCTTGAGAGAAGTTGCCAATGCAACTTGAGCCTTCTCGTCTTCGATTGCAGACTTGACGCCATCGATGAGAAGCTTTCCAGCATAAGCGGCGGCAGCTGCACCGGCAGCGGCAAAGGCCGCACCTGCTACCTTGCCAAATTTGCCAATGCGACCGCCGAAGCTTTCGACTTCATCTTGTGCTCCTGAGACACCGCGTTTCAATTCGCTGAAATCGGCGTCAAAGGTGATCTTGACCTTTGGAATTCCTGCCATTAGTCAAGCCCCAATTCTTTAATCACTTTGAAGATAATTTGCTCATATTCGCGAGCCACGATTGGTGCATAGTAATCGACCGCCGGAGTGAGCCAATATCCGCCCTTATTGCGTGGAGCTTTGAATCTGTCTGTATATGCGCGACCCGAACGATCGACGCCTTGAGTTGATCCGAATTCTGTTCCCCAAAGAAGAGCACCCGCCGGCGCAGCTGATTGCTTGACCTTCTTGCCCTTGCCTCGAGATTCGCCGCCGTACTTACGACCGACCTTCTTTGTGCCACCAACATCGACGCGAATGAGACGATCACGCTTTGGCGTAATTGACTCAACGACAAGTTTTGTTTGTGGCGAAGGTGCTGAATCTGCAAATTGCTTGAGCTGTCCGGCTAGGCGTTGAGAGAGTGGCAGAGCGGCGTCGCGGACTCGATCTTGTGATTCTTTGTCAAGGCTGTTGAGAGTAGCAATGAGATTCTTCAAGGCCAATGGTTCAAGGGTGATTTCGAATCTACCTTGTGCCATCTTGTTAGCCATTGCGCTTCTCCAATATCTCGACCGCTGTCATGATCTGCTCGACCGTTTGCCATTCGCTCATCGGGATTCCTGTCGCGATTGCTATCTCGACAAGGGTTCGATTTAAGCTTCCGGCGGCGTAGCTTTTGGGTTGTCACCCGCTTCGGAAGATACGGAAGAGACTGTCTCGATCCATACTTCAAAAGGCTTGACAGGCTTGCCGGCGGATTCACGCTTCATGGCGTTATATGCCAAGAAGAGAAGATCCCATATGCCGATGATGGATTCAGCGACTTGAACCGACTTGCCTGTCTTTTGCTCCCACTTTGCCCACTCGGGCGCAGCCGCCGTGTATTCGACGGCCTCGCCTGAGAAGTATTCAATTTTGAGGATTGTCTTCATTTTTGCTCCCGTTCGTTAGTTTCTAGCTGAATGTCTCGGTTGGTGTGCCGACAACTGTGAATGATAGCGACACAGTCTGTGCGTCCGGTGCTGACCCGCCGACTGATGGGAAGACAGGGAGCACATTGCACGCAAAGACCGCGCCTGTGACAGCTGTGAGAGACACAGCAAGAGTCGTGTTTGGTGAACCTTCGCACGCTGTCCAAAGAGCTTCGCAAAGTGATCCGCTTGCGCCCCAGTCTGCGAGCATTTCTACATCGAGAGTCCATTGATCATCGATGGCCTTGTATGCGCGGCCGTCGAGAGTCTGATATGTCTCGATGGTGTGGTCGTTTGAAAGTGTCACAGAATTTGCCTGTGCGTCGTAGCTTGTGGTCGCGATCGTCAATGCGAGATCGCGTCCTGTGATGACGGTCGTTGCCATGTTGCTCCTTAGTTAGTTTGTGTGTATTGCGTGGATAAATCGATTTCACAGGCGACGACTTGTGACCCGCTTGCGAGAGTCACCGGCCGTGGATCTGACACCGATTGGATTGTGTATCCCGACGGAATTGCGCCGAGAATGCTCATGCACAGCGTTTCGATGTTATCGAGTGACGCGGCGTTGTTATATCCGGCGACAGCGACGACAGCTGTGAGATTGACCTTCACGCGGGTCGATGTGCCGATCATGTTTGGTTCAAGATATGGATTGGACGGAAGCAATGCCACGAATGGCACGATTTCTGTTTCAGGGACAGCGTCAAAGATATTGGCAGGGACACCCGCAAGAGCTGTCTTGAGAGCACCGCGTACATTGACGGCGATTGATGATGGCATTTAGCCCACCCACACGCCGGAGTCGATTTTGTCTCCAAGAAGACCGACGCAACGATTGAGAAGACCGCGTCCCATTCGGTACGGAGTGGAAGCGAAGTCAATGCCTTCGATCTGACCGCCCGCAGCTGTGATTGATTGGAAGATTTCAATGCTGATAATCATCAATGCCTTTTCAACCTGTGGATCGCCAGAATAAAGAGTCACCGCACCATATCCCGAGAGTGTGGCTGTGCCATTAGGTATCGACGGACGGACGGTGACATCTGCATTTGTGAGTGCGGCTTTGAATGCCAAATTTGTGACGCCTGTGACTGTATGAGTCGCCGTGAAGGGTGACGGAAGTCCCGTCACGACGACAGACTGACCGCTGACGAATTGATGGGCGTCGCGTGTGTAAAAGAAGGCTTCATTGTTGGTGAGCTTGAATGCTGTGATGGCGACGCTGTTCTGCACGAGAAGCGGCAAGAGCACGCCTTCAGCTGCGTCGATTACATCTTGAAGATATGCGTCATTGTAGAGAGACGAGCTCACGCCAAGTGTTGATCGCAATGAAGCAACCGTAATGATTGACATGAGCCCGTCCCTTCGTACTACTCGGCCACACGGGAGCGCATGGCCGATGATTAATTAGGCGATTAAGCCTTGTTATTCTTGAATGCGCCAGCACCGATCTTTGTTGCGATTGCGCCGTAGCCATACATCGCGACTGAGATCTGACCTGTTGCAATTACATCAGCGCGGAGCTGATATGTTGGAGATTCGTACCATGTGTACGCTTCAGGATTGACGATGATGATTGAGCCATCTGTGTCTGTGCCCGCAGCTGTGTTAGCTGTGACATAGAGATCGAGTCCTGCGACATTGCCACGGATTGAATCTGGACGAACTACGCCGCCAGCGTTCATTGGCTGCTGTGCTGAATAAATCGGGCGTCCACCGTCATTTAGTGTCATCACATTGCTCCATTGTGAAGTATTCATGATGATATTGCGAGCGAAGCCCTGTGTGTTTGAATAAACTGAAGCCGCACCGCGAGCCACAATACCGAGAAGCTCGGCAGCTGTTGGATATGTTGTGACGGTTGTTCCGTCAGCTGTTGCGCCAGCAATAAGAGCTGCGTTCACAGCTGTATCGGTTGCCTTTGCGTACTGTGCAGCCATGTTGCGCATAAGCTCATCGATGAATGCAGGTGAAGAGCGATCGAAGAGCTCGACAGAGAATGTCTGTGCTCCTGAATACTTCTTGACAGATACAGACAAGAATTCTGAGTTCTGATCTACATCGGCAAGAGTTCCGCCTTCATCTTCAACGGTTACTGATGGAAGCTGTGTGATCTTTGGAATTTCAAAAGTCATGCCAGCGTCAGGCAATGTGCCACGGCTGATGGCATCTATGTTGCTTCTTGTTGCGTTAGCAAGACCGTTGATTACGGTTGAAAGTTGGCGGGTCGGGATAAGACCTGCGTTGTCTGTTGTATCCGCTGCGGCGGCTACATAGCGACGAGCGTCTTCGTTGCCAAGAGAAGCCTTGATTGTCATTTCAACTTGCTTTGCAGCTGAAAGGTCAAGACGCTCCTTGCCTACGGAGTAGCGTGGAGTTGTTGCGACTGTCTCTGTGACAGCCTGTGCAGCTTCTACCGTCTCGACGGCGTCCGCTGATGTGACGGTGTTTTCTGACACTTCGTCTCCTTCTGATGGTTGGGTTTCTTCTGAAGCCGGAGTGGATTCAGAATCTTCGTCTTCGCTCGCTGCAACTTCGCTGACTCGAGCTGATCGGATTGCCGGTTCAGCTACAAGGCCAACGCCTGTGAGCTCGCCTGACAAGACGCGCATTGTGCCGTCTTTCTCCATGATGTAATCGGTGACAGATACTTCAACGGACAAGCCGTCTCGGAGTCCGTCCATAGCTTCCACAATGGCGTCAGATCCAGCGGTAGTGTTTGAAATCTTCCACTTCGAATCAATGCCCATTGAATCAGCTGAAAGAGTCGCCTCAAGTGGCTTCCCGATTCTGCGTGTACGGTCATGCTCGAGATTGAGCATTACATTTGCCGGCTCGATTGAGCCTTTTGCGAAGACGACCTTTCCGGTCGAAGCGTTCGCCGGTTCTTCAAATTGAATAATCTTTCCCGCAATGATTCGTGATTCTGAATCAGCTGCGGTGATTGTCATTGGAGTTGTGAGCTTCATGATGTTATATCTTCTTCCTCTCGAACTTCTTCCGGAGTCATTGCGCCGATTTGTGTGAGTATCTGATAAACCTGAGCACGCTCCAAAGGATTTCCACGCAAGAAGTCATCGAGATCGTAGCGGCAATATTGTGAAGCCGGAGTGAAGTCCGTCATTGAGAGTCTTTGCTCCACCAAGGTCAAAAGTGGACGAATTGAGAAGTCAATGAGATCGCGACGCTGATTCACAGCGTTTGAATATGTCATCGATGATGGATCTGATGAGACGAACCATGCAGGGAGTCCGATTGCACGGGAGAGCTCGAGCGAAAGGTATTGGCGAGCTTCTTGCTGTTGAAGTGATTTAGGATCGTAGCCGACAGTTTCCAAATCCACATCGGCATTGAGGAATGCTGTTGATCCATCTTGACGAGCCTTGCGCCAAGCTGCGAGAAGTGCAGAAGAGCGATCCTTTGGAAGAGATACGCCGCGAGACTTCAATACAGTTTGAGGAATTGGATTGAGTGCGAAGTTGAATGAAGACTTCTCGAGAGCATGAGCCGTCCGAATCGTCCGACCGGCGCGCTGAAGAAGACCTTCGTCTTGACTTCCAAATACAATGAGATTCGCAGCGTCGATTGGTCGGCCGTCGATGTAATAACCATCGATCTCCGTACCGTTTGTGTTCGTTTTGACTGTAATTCGCTCGGGTGCAATGCGTTCCATGTTTTGAACACGACCCGTGTCTGCGTAGCGTGCGGTTGCGTATGCGTATGCAGCGGGACGGAAAAGAAGATCTTCAAATATCCAGCTCCAGAATTCCGCTCCGGTGATTCGCTGATCAGGTTGATTGATAACGCGTGGCGATGGTACTTCTTGACGAGTTGCCTTGTCGTAAGTGTTAATCGGGAGAGAAGCTCCAACGCTGCAAATAATGTTGCGAGCGCGTGCGATTGTTGGGACGCCCATTGCTTCAGATCGAGTCGCTGATTGACCATTCCAAAGATATGGAGATCCAAGGGAATCGACTGAATTGACAGGATAAAGAGAGGCTTCAATATCGACGGACGCTTCCGGTGCAGCCGTCGTCGTTACAGGTGGAAACAGGAAGTCACGCAATGCCATGCGCTAATTCTGACGCACTTTTACATTCAACCGACCATGATGTCAATATCCGTCCCTTGGCGTGTCGCGAAGTGTGTCGCTAATGCAGACGCAACCGTCGCGCATACAACTGTGCCCGACGCCTTGCGTCCAATAGTCCAACCGCCATCGCCAAAAGGAAGCTTCGCCGCTGACAAGATTTGCTTCGTCAATTCCGGCTGTCCCTTGTGATGGAGTCGCTTCGATGTTATTGCTCCCAACAGTTCGTCACACGCTTGGCCATATTCTGCACCATCGATGTCCACGATCGGAAGACCGGCAGGTACAAGACGCGCCGCGATTGCGCTACTTGTGCGCTTGGAGTAGGCAATGGCTTCGACGGGCATGGAGCGTGCATAGTCCGCGATCTCATTGGCAATGGCTTTGTCATCGAGAGAGACAGGATTGTCCCAAGTGTGGAGAAGCTTGATCATGAAATTGTCATCATCGAGACGCTGACCGGCGACGAGAGCTGCATGACGGCGATCCGGTGAACAGTCCAAGCCGAAGAAGACTGTGTCTTCATAATCGAGCTCGAGAGATTCATCAAGACACTCGCCCCATTCGTACGCCGGAATCGCTGCCGAAATTGTGGCCACTTGGACGCACATGACTTCCGTTTTCACGACATCGACAGGATCATTGAGAATTGCTCGGATATTGTCTTGGTGAATTGTGTGTCCGAGACTTGGATTGCTTTGGGCAATTCCATGCCAGAAGGCTTCTGAGTCATCGATGAATTCGTACCCTGACGACCATTCAAAGTAGCCAATATCGTCAGCCGCTCCCGCAGCTGCGGCCAAGCCACGCTCACGAAGTTGATTGAGAATCAATGAATGCTGATCGCCTTGGTTCGAGTAAGTCCAGAGCTGCGGGTTTTGGGAAGCCATCATCGTATAGCGAAGAGACGCCCAAGTCGTTTCGTCTTTAAGCTCACGGGTTTCGTCAATGTGTACGACGGCGGGCGCGGCAATTCCTCGCGCTGCGCTAGCCCCTGCCTTAATCATGTAACGATTTCCGTTTTTTAGTTCTATTTCTTCCGATCCGTGAGCCCACCTGACCTTCTTGACCTGCGATTGTAACGATTCGTTACTTTCGATGATGTTCACAAGATCGCGAAAGGTTTCAAGGGAAGTCGTAAGCCGGTGAGCCGTTCCGATCTGAAGCTTCTCATCGAAGAGGAAGAGTCCGGCCAAGATTCGAGCCTTCATGATGGTCGTCTTGCCATTTTGACGGGCACACATCGCAAAGACCAGCGGGTGCAAGTGCCTACCATCAGGCTTCACGCGAGTCGCCTGTGTCATGAGCCAAGCTTGCCAAGGGAGAAGCTCGAGGCCGATCGATGTGCAAAAGTCGATGATTTCTTGGCCACGAGAAGGCAAATCTTCTCTCAAGCGTGAGTGAATTCGTGGAGTCTGAATGCCGTACAGCTTCTCAGGAAGGGTCTCAATTCCGTCTGTGAGCCCTTCTAAGCCTGTTTGAACCAGTTGGAGTCCCTTTGAGCCTTCTTGAGCCTTAGTCATGCCGTCTCGAGCCGTTTGCGGG